TCATACAGCGTCTTGCCGCTCAGGGTGCCGTCCGGGGCGATGTCCAGGTAGTCCCCCACCTTCACGCCGCCCAGCTGGGCCGCCGTGGCGGCAGGCAGGGTGTAGGGGGTGCCGAACTTCCGGTCCGCCTCCTGCTTGGTATAAAAGCTGCCGTTGTCCAGGTTCCGGATGCTCTGTTCCAGGCGGTCCAGCTTTTCGGTGCCCTGGGCCATCTGGGCGGCCTGGGCCGCCTGCCATTGCTCCACCAGCTGCGCTGTGGGGATGCCAGTCACGCCGTCTCGCATGACGCCGCAGACGGCCTCGTCGGCCCGGGTGTCGGTGATGTCGGCGGCGGTGATCACCGAGGAGCCTGCGGGCACGCTCACCGTGCACAGGCCCAGCTCGTACTGGTTGTGATTCTGCAGGATGGTGGGCGGCTCCGGGGCGGCGGCAGGGGTGCCGGGTTTGAGCTTGACGGCGGTCAGGTTGGCTGCGGTGTCGAACTGCAGCACCACCCGGTCGATGCGGGGCAGGGTGCTGTCGGCGTCCGGGACGATCAGGTTGACCGCCTCCCGGCTGCAGGCCGAGACGCCCTTGAAGTCGTCGTAGTTGATCCACGCAAGGCCGGGGGCTACGGTGATCTGCCGCGCGCCGGTGACGCTGACCGCGTAGTTGGAATCTTTGGCGTAGACGCCGGAGGTGCGGGTGCACAGGTAAGTGCTCACGTCCTCCGCGTCGTAGGTGACGCCGTTCAGTGGATAAGTGATGATGCTCATGGTTTCCTCCTGAGGATCGGTGTGCCGATCTCGGTGGTGACCGTGTTCTCGCCCTTCTGGGAACTCAGGGTCACACTTGTAATGCGGGCCGCTGCCTGGATGTCGGTGCCGGGGAGGCTGGCGGCCACCACCTTGCCCACCGTGACCGTTCCGGTCGGGGTAAAGCGGAAGTTCTCAATGCGGGTGTGCTTGGCCAGTTCCTGCTCACCCAGCGCCCGCAGCGCGGCCAGATAGTCCTCCTGGCTCTGGCCGTCCTTCTTCTTTTTAGAGGTGGCGTCCAGATACAGTTCCCGCCGGGCAGAGCCGGTGTTGCCGGTGGCACCCACGGTGACGGTGCCGTCCGCGCCCGCCACGGTCACGATGTTCTTGTAGTCGGTGATGCTCTCAGTGTAGGTCAGGCCGGTCAGGTTGCCGTACTGCGGGGCGTACCGGGCGTTGGGATCCAGCTTTGGGCGGTACAGCTCAAACAGCAGCTTTTTGGCCTGCTGGTCGAACCGCACCCGGAACCCGATGTCCAGTTTCTGGCACACCTGCTCGGCGATGCTGAGCAGGCTGCCGGGCTTTACCTCGCCGGTGTAGGTGTCGGCAAGATCTGCAAGCACGCCCAGCTCCAGCCCCGGCCATGCAGCCGCACCGGACACAAGGCTGCGCAGGGTGCTTTCCACCGCAAAGCCGCTCAGGGTCTGAGTGCTGATGCGCTCGTCCAGGATGCAGGCGGCGTCTTTGGCCGAGATCACGAGCTTGTGTTCGGAGCGGTCGGTCTGCGCCGAGCAGATGCGCATGATGCGGTCGGAGCCGGTGAGCCAGAGGTACCGGTCCGGGCGGCACAGCGCCTGCAGGGCGGTGGAGGCGTGCAGCTCCAGCTGTGCACCCTGCACCCCGCTGTACACGTTGTAGCGCTCCGGCCAGACCAGCGATACCCAGCTTTCCAGCCGGCCCAGCAGGTTCAGCTGGCCGTCGTAGACGCAGATGCTCTTGTGGCCGCCTGCGGTCAGGGTACTTGTCCGTTCAGCCATTGCCGCCCACCTCCAGGACCACGGTGGAGAACGCCGTGCTGCAGGTCAGGGTCAGGAACAGCCATTCCGTGCCGGAATCCGCTGTGCGCTGCCATGCCTGCGTCCCGTGGCGCAAAGTCCACAGGGTGCTGCTCCCGTCCAGCGTGGACATGATGTTGTAGCCGGTGCCGTCGATGATCTGTTCCAGTTTCAGCTGGCCGCTCTCGCGGTACAGCCGGAGCTTGTCGCCGTCCTGCAGGGTGGTGACAAAGCGCAGGAACTCGCCGGTCTCCGGGTCCTTGACGCCGGGGTTTACCACCGGGCCGCGGGCCTCCAACGTCAGCTGCCAGTCCTGGGTGGCCAGCCCGGTGTTGGCGATACGCAAATAGTTGGCCTGTTCCCGCACGCCGTAGCTGTGCACGTCGTAGCACACCGGCAGCCGGAAGGTGGGTGTTACGCTCAAGGTCGAGACGGTGAGCTCCTTCACTCTGTGCCAGTAAGGGTCCGGGCAGTAGAGCTGGAAACTGAACGTGGGCCACAGGCCGGACACGCTGATGTCCGGGGTGCGCTGCACCTCGGCGTCGCACCAATAAGCCCCGGCAATGGTCAGCCGGCCGGTGACGTAGGGGGCAAACACATCCCGCAATTGTCGCTTGCAGTAGTCCTGATTGCGCAGGATGCGCCCGGTGACCGTGCGGGTCACGCCGGAAATGCTCCGGCTCTCCACGGCGGCACCCACTTGCTGGTAACCCTGGCTGGTCTCCAGATCCACGGGCAGGTCACCCAGCGGGGTGATGCTCCACAACACGCCCGCCTTGTAGCCAAAGGAAAAGGTCAGGCCGTTGCTGGCCTTGAAGATCGCGTCAAACACCCTGCAGCACCGCCCTTTCCTGCTCGTACTGCGCCTCGCGCATCAGGTCGGCAGCCGTCTGCGCCTTGCTGTAAATATACTGATTGACCTCGATGTTGGGCCGCTGGGTGCGCTGCGGCAGCGGGGCGCGCTTCTCGTAATCCCACAGGGAGCCGGATGCCGTGGAGGTCGTGCTGCTGCCGGAAGTGCCGCCGGAGATGCCGGGCGTGGTCTTGCGCTTGAACGCGCCGCCGACGCCGGCCACGATGGCCGCAATGGCGGCGGTCAGGGCCACGCCTGCCGCGATCATGAGCAGCGCCTGCGGGGCACCGAATCCGGTTGGGAACAGTGCCGCCGCGACGGCTTCCAGCATGCCCACAAAGGCGCTGCCGATGGAGCCGATCAGGGTGCCCATGGAGGCCAAAATCTCCGGGAAGCTGGAGATCAGTCCGCCCTTCAGGCCGGTGCTGATGGCAGCGGCAGCCGCAGTGAGCGGACCTTTCAGACCCTGAAAGATGCCGGTGAGGGTGGAGCCAAGGCCCTGCGCCTGCGTGATCACGTCCGCAAAACCGCTGGTCAGGCCCTTGGCAAGGTCGCCGCCCATATCCCACAGGCCGTTGGAGACGGCACTGACGCCCTTGCCCAGCAAGCCGTTGACCTGCTGGATCAGGTTCTTGCCGAAGTCGTCAATGAGCTGCTTTGCCTGCGGGGCAAGGCCGTTGTACAGGGTGGACAGCACCCATTCGCCGACAGACTGCCAGTCCTGCTTCTTCACAGCGTTCACCAGCGTGCTGAAGGTGCCCACCACGCCCTTGTCGGCCTCGTCCTGCCAGCCCTTGACAAGGCCGTCGAAGCTATTGGCAGAGGCTTCCTTGATCTCCTCGGTGATCTGCGGAACGCCGTCGGCGGCAATGGTCTTGACCCGCTGCACTGTGACAAGCGCTCCGTCCACGATGTCGTTGTAGGTCTCGGTGATGACCTGCTTCTGGGTCGTGGTTTTGTCGGTCAAGGTCTCGGTGATGGTCTTGGTGCTGGTGGCAATGCCGTTGACGACGGAATCCGTTGTAGACGTAACGGTCTTGGCTACAGTGGCGGCAATTTCCTCGTAGACCTTCTGGGTCTGGGCCGTGGTCTTGCCGTGGTCGGTGACATACTTGGTGACAGTCTTGTAGTTTTTCACTACGCCGTTCACCATCTCCTTGCCGGATTCGGTCACGGTGCGGGTCAGCCGGTCATACTCCTCGCTGCCCTTGCGCAGGTGCTCGGTGAGCTCGGTGGTCTGGATGGTCACCTTGCCCAGGGCGTTGGTGGTGTCGGTGTGGCCTGCGTCCTGCAGGGACCACAGCAGGGTCTCGGCGGCCTGTGCGGCGGCCTTGGTCTTTTTGGCCGCCTTGGTGGCGGCGTCCCCGGACTTGGTATAGGCCGGGACGACCACCTCCGCCATGGACTGGGCGCTGTCGGCCACGTCGGCGTTGGCGTCCGCCCAGACGGAGGACCAGTCGTTCCCGCTGGCGGTTTTAGCAATGGTGGCACCGGCGGTGGCTGCGATGGCTCCTGCACCAACCGCACCGCCTTTGCCGGTGAGGCCGTTGATAAAGCTCTGGATAAGGTTCTTGCCCCACTGCACCGCCTGCGAGGGCAGGCTCTTGATCCAGGCAAGCGCACTGGAAAAGCCGCCCTTGAAGGCGTTCAGCAGGCTGGAGCCCATGCTCTTGACGCCGTTTGCCACACCAGTGAGGATGTTTTTGCCGATGTTCAGCCAGTTGATGGCCGAGATCACCGACAACACGGCCTGCAGGATCTTCTTCCAGTTGGCCAGCAGATCCGGCACCGCCTTGACGATGCCCACGACCAGCTGCACGATGATGGAAACACCTTCAGCCAGGATCTTGGGCATGTTGTCGTTGATGATGCCGCAGATGTTGATGATGATATCCGGCACATAGGCGATCAGGTCCGGCAGACCGGCGATCAGACCGTTGAGCAGCTGGGTGATAAGGTTCAGACCGGCGTCCACAAAGCTGGCCGCGTTGTCCCGCAGCTGGTCCGTAAAGGCCAGCAGCTGCGGCAGAGCAGTGGAGAAGAACTCCGGGATGCCCTCGGTGAAGCCCTGTGCCAGGGAGCTTAGCAGCTCGGTGCCGGTCTGCAGGAGCTCCGGCACAAGGCTGTAAACGATTTCCGGAATGCCTGCCAGTACATTGCCGATCATGGGCAGCAGGTTATCCACAAGAAAGGTCTGTGCCGTGTCGGCCAGCGCCTGCAGCGGCTCGGTGAGGTCTGCGCCGGTGGACCAGTTGCCCATCACGTTTTCCGCAGCCTTCATGGCGGCAAAGCTGCCGGTCAGGGTGGTGGCGGCTTCCTTTGCGGTGGTTCCGGTGATGTCCATCTCCTGCTGGATGATGTGGATGGCGCTGTACATATCGGCCAGATTGCCCAGATCGTACTTCACGCCGGAGATCTTGGTGGCGTCATTCAACAGCCGCTGCATCTCGGCCTGGGTGCCGCCGTAGCCGAGCTTGAGGTTGTCCAGCATGGTGTAATTCTGCTTGGCAAAGCCCTGATAGGCGTTCTGGATATCCTGCATATCCGTGCCCATCTTGTTGGCGTTGTCGGCCATATCCACCATGGCCATGTTGGCAAGCTGGGCGGCGGCGTTGGTGTCCTGGCTGACGCTGGACAGCAGGCTGGCCGCAAAGCTGGTGGTCTGCTCCATGTAGTCGTTGGCCGAAAGCCCCACGGTCCGGTATGCCTGCGCGGCGTACTCCTTGACCGTGTCGGCACTGTCCTTGAACAGCGTTTCCACGCCGCCAAGGCTCTGCTGCAGGGCACCGCCCATGTTGATGGAATCCGAGATGATCTTGCCGATGCCGGCCGCCGCGATCACTTTCTTCAGGGTGCCGACCAGTTTCTGGCCGATGCTCTGCCCGGTCTGCTCGCCAAGGCCTTCGGTCTCTTCGTCAAACATCTCGGTCAGGGCGCTTTTGATGCCCTGCGCCGAGGGCACGATCTGGACATACGCCTTGCCCAGTTCGATTCCGTCCGCCATGGTGTCAACCTCCTTTCAGCGCCGCAAGGGCGGCGTCAAATTCTTCTGCGCTGGCGTAGCACTGCACGTTGCTGGTGTCCGCCTCGCCGCGCAGGTCGGCCAGCACGGAGGGCGGCTTGGACGTGTCGCTGTGCAGCCACCAGAGCACCTGGGTCAGGCGGTCGGCGGCATAGGCCAGCAGTTCCGTCTCAAAGTCCACCGTGCGGCCTGCCGCCTTGCGCAGGCTGCGGCTTGTTTCCGGCAGGCCTGCGGCCAGGGTGGCGGCCAGACGCAGCGGCAGGGCGTGCCAGTCCAGTACATGGTAATACTGGGCAAAATCGCAGATCAGGGCGTCCTCGTCCGATGCGATCAGTTCGGCGAGGATGCAGAGTTTTTTCCGGCCGTGAAGCTGTTCATCAGCTCGCACAGAGCGCCCGCCACCTTGGCTACCGGCACGCGGCCGTCCGGGGTGCGCAGGTGGTCATACAGCTTCTTCCGGCCCTCCTTGCCCAGCAGGCGCAGGGTCAGGCGGCTCATGTCAAAGACGTTGCCGTCCTGCATGCCGCCCAGGGCGTCCAGCAGCTCGGCGTCGTCCAGTGCGTCCTCGCTCAGCTCAATTTCAAAGCCGTCGTTGGTTTTTGCAGTGATCATGTTAGACCCTCCTTACACGCCCTTGGCGGTGATGTACTCGTAGTGGGTGTTGCCGGAAGTGTCCGGCACGGCGGTCAGGGTGGTGTTGTAGCCCACCGCGCCGTTGGAATAGGTGATATCGCCCACCGAGGTGACGGCGGCGTCCGGGATGACGATGCGCTTGTTCACATCGTCCTTCATGATCATCTCCACCACCCAGCAGCAGTCCTTCTGTTCTTTGGAGTTGGCCTTGACCGTGATGCCGGTGGTCAGGTCGCCGGTGACGTTGTCGTCACC